GGCAATGAAGGCAAAAGTTAATTGTTAAGTTGTTTTTTCTGACTTAATAAACTATAATTTTCGTCAATAAGAGCGTGCTGGATCAGCAAGCATCCTGACTACAATGCGGGGTTAGCATGGCTTTTTCTGGTAATGTGAGCGGCACTACATTTAATGCGCTGAAAGTCGTAGACCACGCTTTCAGGCGCTGTAGACTGCCTGCCCAAGCCATTTCTGGCGAAATGCAGAGCTATGCGCTCGAATCCCTCTACTTGTTTTTGTCAGAATTGGCGAACATTCGTACACCTAGCTGGTGTATTGACTATGTAATTTTGCCAATGTACCAAAATCAGCAGATTGTGACCCTTCCTTTGGGTACTGTTGATGTGCTGAACTTGAATTACCGTCAAATTCAGCAGTTATCTGGTGCGACAACCATCACTTCGACTGCTTACACAGTAAATTTCACCACTGCAACCACTGTTGACACGATTGGCATCAAGTGGGGTGCGGCGGCTGTGCCTGTTACCTTCCAAGTTAGTACAAATGGCTCGTCTTGGACGACTGTAGGCACGCAATCAGCAACAGCGGCGGCTGGTGAAATCGTTTGGACTGATATTTCAGGTGCTTTGCCTTACCAATACTTCAGGTTCACCTCAACATCACCGATGACGCTGACGCTAGTCACGCTTGGCAACTTGCCACAAGAGATTCCGCTAGGGGTGCTGAATCGGGATGGGTATGTGAATCAGAGCAACAAGGTGTTCCCGGGCCGTCCTGCCACTTTCTGGTATCAACGCGACCTCCCTCGCCCTGTCGTGAACTTGTGGCCCGCTCCCGCAGACTACGCTGAGCTTGCCCAGCTCGTGCTGTGGCGGCATCGCCAGATCATGGACACAGAGAACCTCCAACAAGATGTGGAAGTGCCTCAGAGATGGCTACAAGCGATTGTGGATGGGCTTGCCGCTAAGGTTGCCGCAGAGACTCCAGCGGTGGATGCGGCGCTGATACCTATGCTTGAGCAGAAGGCGGCGATGAGTGTGCAACGCGCATGGGATGGGGACAATGATGGGTCGTCGATCCAGATTAACCCCGGGATCGGGGTCTACACCAAATGAGCGTTTTCTTAGACCCAACAGGCGAAGCGACCTATGGCATTGCAATCTGCGCACGCTGTTCGCGCAAGTTCCTGATGGCAGAGTTGCAGAGCGACCCGAATTACCCGGGGCTGATGGTCTGCTCCGAAGATGTCGACGAATACGATCCTTACCGCCTCGCGCCTCGTGCACCTGATAAAATCATATTGCCCTTCAACCGCCCTGACACCCCTGTCAACACCCGCCCTGCTGGTGTGATACAAGAAGCAGGCGACGAGTTCTTCATCACTGAAGACGGTAATAGCTATTTGGAGTTTTAAATGTCTGATGTCCCAAGTAATCTGATACCGACCCGAATCACGCAGTTGCCTGTCGCTCCTGTGGCTGACGAAAACAGCCTGATGATGATCGTCTATCAGGGCAACAACTACCAAATCCGTGTTGGTGATCTGTTAAGCGTTGCAGGCGTGCCCACAAGCACCCAAGTGATTGCAGGCACAGGCATGACTGGTGGTGGACAGTTAACAGGCAATGTCACGCTCAGCGTAGCGCCAAAAGGCGTTAATGGCACACTGCTGTCTGACACTGGTGTGGCTTCTGGTGTTTATGGCGATGCGACAAACATCCCAGTTTTTACTGTTGACAGCACAGGTCGAGTCACTGCGGCGACTACAATCCCTGCAACGATCTCAGGTTATGTTCCTACTAGCACACAAGTGATTGCTGGTAATGGTTTGACTGGTGGTGGAGCACTGAGTGGTAATGTCACCTTAGCCGCAAGCTACAGCGCTAGTGCGCCAGAGTCTGGTTTCCAAACTGGCTCAGCAGGTGTTGCAAACACAATTGCCCGTAGCGATCACAAACACCCTGCTGTTGACTTGTCTGCTGATGATGAAGTCGACAACATTTTGGGACTAGGAAATGGCGGTACAGCGCGGAGCTTAGTGCCTGCGGCTGGTGCTATTGTCTGGTCTGGCGCTGATGGTCTATACATTGGCCCTGTTGGAAGCGCAGGACAAGTTTTAGTATCTGGTGGCGCTGGTGCTCCATCATGGGGTTCTGCCTTGTTGGTGGTGGATCAGCCTGCCAATGTGGTCTACGCTGGCCCTGCCGCTGGAGCCGCCGCACCTACAGCCTTCCGATCATTGGTTAACGCAGACCTGCCAGCCTCTGGTGTGACTGCTAACACTTATGGCTCGTCAACTGCAATTCCTGTGGTCACGGTCAATGCTAAAGGTGTGATCACAAGCGTCACAACTGCAAGTTTTACAGGTGGTTTGTCATATCAAGGTTCATGGAATGCATCGACTAACACGCCTACGCTGACTTCTAGCGTTGGTGTAAACGGTTACTACTACATTGTCTCGGTTGCTGGTTCAACTAATCTGAACGGTATCACTGACTGGCAAGTTGGCGATTGGGCGATCTTCAACGGCACGGTATGGCAGAAGATTGACCAAACCAACTTGGTCAGTTCTGTCAATGGTCAGACTGGTGTGGTGAGTATTGCTTACGCGGACTTGGCTGGTTCTATTCCTACGTGGAACCAAAACACTACGGGTACTGCGGCTGGTCTGTCTACGACCCTTGCAATTGGCTCTGGTGGTACTGGACAGACAACAGCGGGTGCGGCGTTTAACGCTTTGTCGCCTATCACCACAACTGGTGACCTGATCCTTGGAAATGGTACTAACAGCGCTACCAGATTAGCGATTGGTGCTAACGGTTATCTTTTATCGTCTAACGGCACAACTGCATCATGGCAACCAGCCCCTGCTGGTGGAGTAACTACTTTTGACGCAGGAACTACAGGCTTTACTCCAAGCACGGCAACCTCTGGAGCAATCTCTTTAGCTGGAACCCTTGTGGTATCCAATGGTGGCACTGGTGCTACTACATTGACAGGCTATGTCAAAGGCGCTGGTACAACTGCGTTAACAGCCTCTTCGACTATTCCAAACACAGACATTACTGGTTTGGGCACAATGTCTACACAGAATGCAAATTCTGTGGCGGTGACTGGTGGCGCAATTGACGGAACAACTGTTGGCGCGACAACTGCTACAACAGGTGCGTTTACCACAGTCACTGCGTCTACAAGTCTGACGACTCCTACAGTTCAAGCAACAGGCTCAGGCGGTTTAGCATTAAAAAACTCATCAGGTACTACCCAGATGTTAATGGGTGCAGGTGGGGGTGATAACTTAGCGGTCAATGTATCTACAAACTTAAACGGTACTAACGCACAGATTGACATTAGCCCGACAGGTACTGGTCATGTCCACATAAAACCTGCTGGTTCAGGTTCTATTGAAATAGCACCAACAAGTGTAGGAACTATCAATAACATGTCCGTTGGTGCAACAACAGCATCAACAGTTAGAGCGACGACAGTTACCACGACAGGAACTGGAAGCCCGACCGATGGCTCTGGTCAGGTTTACTTAAATGGTGCAACTAGCAACAGAATTGATTTCAATACAAACGGCACAGGAGCGCCAGCATTCACAACAAGAAGCGCTGGTACTAAATTAGTGCTGTATCCTTCACTAAGCGGTAGCGTAGCTGATTACGCTATAGGTATTAACGCCGCAACAATGTGGTCTAGCATCCCAGAAAATAATAGTTCATTTAAGTTTAAATGGTATGGGGCTACAACCGAAGTAGCAAGTTTAGATGGTGCTGGTGCATTCACTGCGGTTGGTGGCATCTCAGGAGGCACATTCTGATGGTAGAAGAACTCATCAACCTCATGTTTAAGGCTCGTAACGCCGCGCACATCAGGCACTGGAAGACGAACAGTTACTCAGAGCACAAAGCGTTAGGTCACTACTATGACGACCTGATTGACAACTTGGATAAATATGTCGAAGCCTACCAAGGTAGTTTTGGACTTATTGGTGAAATTGAAGGTAGCGTGGAAAACACGACAAAAATGATTCACGACGATATAATTTGGCTAACCGAAAATCGTGAAAAGATAGCCAAGAATGTGCCTGCGCTAGAGAACATCATTGATGAGTTGACAGCGTTGCACATGAAGACTTTGTACAAACTTGAGAATTTGAGGTAACACTATGGCGGCAACAGGCTTTACACCTATTCAGCTTTATCGCACGACGACAGGGGCGGCTGTGCCTTCTGCGGCTAACTTGTTGCCCGGGGAACTTGGCTTCAACATTGCCGACACCGACATGGCCCTGTACGCCGAAAACGCATCAGGCGTTGTTAAGCGCATCATGAACAACCCTGCTGGCTTGAAGTACCCCACTGCGGATGGCTCAGCAAATCAAGTCATTCAAACTGATGGCGCTGGCAACCTTACTTTTGCAACTCCATCATTTGCAACCAAAGGTCAAGCTTTTC